AGATGAACCACACCGACAAGACCATCTCGTTCATGTTCAGGCCTGTTCGTCTGCTTGACGAGCAGCACGTTGAGATGTTCCGCCCCAACAACAACCTGCATAGCAGCAGCCCGCAGTACGGCTCCAATTACTTCTCGACCACGGGTGGCGGCAAGTACGGCGTGTACGCCTACGAGATGCCCTCAGCGCGTGCATCAGCCGGTGAGTACATCAGGGCCACCAACCCTGACACCAACCCACCCTACGCGCCTGTGTACCACATGGTGATTGCGACGAGCGACACCGTGCCCGATAGCAAGGGGCCAAACCTCGGCGGCTCAAACGGTATGGACACAAGCAAGTTGGACAACGACGTGACTCGGCTTGTTATCAGCGAGAACTCCTTGCAGCACCATCGTAGTGACGCTGCACGTAGGCGTACGAGTGCGGAAAGCGACGACACCGAACGACGTGCAGACTACACCGTAAAGGCTCGATTCAGCCAATCCCTGCACCCGAAGGGGCATAAAGGAGATGTTGACTACGGAGAATCAGACCACTCGGGTGATGCGTCATGAGTCCGATGGACGAATCTTGGGCCGTGCTGAAAGAACTGTGCGAAGCGGGCAAGAAGGCCGCTAAGCGGAAGTTCAAGGTGTACCCCTCCGCATATGCGAACGGTTGGGCCGTGCAATACTGTCAGGGCAAGTTCCGCAAGAAGAAGGGGGACAAGAAGTGAAACTGAAGAAGGACAAATGTTGCTGCGGGGCAACCAAGAAAACGCCCTGCGTCTGCATGTACGAGGGCAACCAATGCTCCGATAGTTCCCCTCGTTGTCCTTGTTACGCTTTACTTCATCGGCAAAAGAACCTCAAGAAAATGGTCGGGGTGTACTGATGAGCGACCGCTGCACCTGCCACGATGTGCTTGTCATCAAGGACTTGCGCCGTTGGTTCAAGGAGAAGTGGGTGGACGTAAGCCGTAAGGACAAGGACGGCAAGCATCCGCCATGCGGTCGCTCCAAGGCAAGCAAGAGCAGCAAGGGCTACCCTAAGTGCCGCCCATCGGTCAAGGTCAGTTCCAAGACACCTCGTACATCAGGCTCAATGAGCGAGGGCGAGAAGCGGGCTGCGACCAAGCGGAAGCGGGCAAAGAAGCAAGGTGTTGGTGGGAAGCCAACCATCGTCAAAATGCCAATTGTTGATACCAATGTGCCCGGTGTCCGTATGGCATATCAGGCTGATGATTATGTGAAGGAACCCACCATTGGGAATAAGCCGTATGAATGGAGTCTTGGTGATGGACCTATCGAAATGACACCAAATCAGTATTTTGACATGGTAGCAACCGGCTCAAGAACGGGTCCTGTTCCGGGTAGGGATGCTCAGTTTCGATGGGACGGTAGGGCAGGTAGCCGTGAAAATGTTGCACGCATCATTCAAGGCATCAATGAAGGCATGCCTATCGGTATGCCTGAACTTGAGTTCAGAAACGGTGAGTTCAGCGGATTTCAAGAGGGTGGGCATAGAATGGAGGCCCTTCGACAAATGGGGCATGCTGATACACCTGTTCTTGTCTATGCACACGGAAAACCACCCGCCACTATCAAAGGTGAATTGAAAAACTACGTAGGAGTGCGTTAAACATGGCAAAGGACAAGCCTGAGGGCAAGAAAGGCATGGTCGTGGTCATTGCTCTTGGAAAGCCCAAGAAGGAAGAGAAGGTCGAAAAGAGCGACGTACTCGTAAAGCGTCGAATGGTTGGCGTACAACAGGGCATGGCGACCTGTACCAACCCGCATTGCTTGGCTCAGACTCCCGCAACCGCAGGTGCATGTCAGACGTGCGGCTCGCCACTTAGCATGCAGAAAGCCGAGCGTGACCCACGCCTTGCGCGTGCGGGCGTGAGCGGCTTCAACAAGCCCAAGCGCACACCCAACCACCCGAAGAAGAGCCACGTCGTCGTGGCCCGTGAAGGTGGGAAGGTCAAGACCATTCGCTTCGGTCAGCAGGGCGTGTCCGGCTCTCCGAAGAAGCAAGGCGAGTCTGCTTCATACCGCAAGCGTCGTGAGTCGTTCAAGGCTCGCCATGCCAAGAACATCAAGCGGGGCAAGTTGAGTGCGGCGTATTGGGCTGACAAGGTGAAGTGGTGAACATGCCGTTTGTCAGTCAGGCTCAACGGCGTTATATGCACGCCAAAGAACCTGAGTTGGCTGAAGAGTACGAGAGCAAAACACCCAAGGGTAAGAAGTTACCTGAGCGGGTGCAGAAGGCTCCATCACCCATGGACCTTGCTTGGGCGTACTTGCTCAAGCAGGTGCCACCTTTGCCTGATTGGAGCGGAGAAGACCTTGCTGCACTTCGATGGATTCCACAACGGCGTACATCAACGTACCATCAGGCTCGGCCAATCATCGGTGAAAAGTTAGGGCAACCTCTCCAATTTGAATACCAAATGAGACAACACGGTAGGGAAGCACTTCCCGGCGTGTTTGACCCCCGAATCGAGACAGTAAGCGGTACGTGGGTATCACCTGCTGATGCCATGGCACTCGCTAATCCTGACATTACATCACGCTATTCTGAACCACACACACTACTTGGAATTACTGAAAGCCCGCAGTATTGGCGACCCAACCTTTTGCACGGCTATCCTGAAGGCTTCCAATACGGCGGATATAAACCCGAACAATTTGTGAACATTCCACTTCCAAACATGTTTGGTGAGCGTGTACGTACCCCTGCTCAGATGCAGGATTTTGCATTGGATGCTTTGCAATCACACGATGCTGAAGGAGAGCAGAAGGCTGATTGGTTTGCTGATTTGGGGATGCAACCTGAAATCCGTGCTACACGGTGGGAAGCGGAAAGAGGCAAGCCTGCAACCATTGATGAGTTGGTTGAGAGAGGACTTGTCGGGGTTCTGCCGCCGCTCCCACCGACTGACGTAAGGCGACCACCGGGGTTTTGATGTTGCATGACGGTAATTCAGGGCACACGCTATGATGGCGAGCCTGATGCCATCATGACCCACGTACGCAAGCCTGTGTTCGTGGACAACGCCATTCACTACGGGCGACTCAGCGTGCAGAAGAGCGGCAAGCCCAAGGTCACCGTCGAGCAGAACATGACGCGCACGTTGCAGGTCATGCCCGAGCGCGAGTACACGGTCGTGGAGGGTGAGTCAACCGTCCAACTGACGCACAAGAGCGCAGCCGGTCACACGTTTGCAGGCTCGCCGTTCTTTGGTTCTGATGTACTCTCCGACGCCAACAAACCCATGCTGATGTTTAATGGGTCTGATTTTTCACAGCGACTCATCGGAGATGGTATTTCAACCTCAAGCAACGGGGTGCTTTTTTCACTCCGCAACATGAAAGGTCGCACGTTAAATGGCATTGGTTTTACCGGCGATTCGGTGCGGCTTGGGCAGCCCATCGGTGTAGGTCTGCGCACAAGCGACCTCGCCATCAGACTCGCGGAAAGCGCGACCAACGGCACGACAAGCATCGGCCTGTCCCGACCGCGTAACCTGACCGCATCGTACCGCAACCATAGCACACGCTTTGTCGGTCAAGACTTCACCAACACGAACCTCATGACCGCGCTGCGCTTCCTTGGGCGGCACGATAGCCGCATCATTCTGCTTGACCGCTTTGGCAACCTGTTGTACGTACCCGTGTCGTTTAGCGAGAGTAACGTCAGCATTGACGAGAACTTGCGTACCGGTGCGCAAAGCGAATCACCTGTGGATAACTCGGACAACACCGTGACGGTGCAGGGCCTACCGTTGGCCCTGAACGACTTGGTGGTTGTCACCGTGAGCGATGCTGAGAGTCAGGCTGAGGAAGTGCGCGAAAGCCCCTCACCTGTGGTTGACCACACCGTGCGCAGCACAAACGCAGCACGGCGTGTTGCACGTCAAATCCTCAAAGGTCAAGCCTTGAGCAAGGGTGCCATCACGTCTTCAGGCCACCTTGACCTCACGTACCTGCGTCCCGGTATGGTCATCAAGTACGGCGGGGATAACAAGGTCATCACCGAAGTCATCCATCACCCGCTTGAGGCCACAAGCGACCTGACGTTGCTGAACCTTGAAACGGGACTTGAGGGGGTGTTGCAGGGCATCGGAGAGGCCTCAACGGTCATGAGCAACAACGAAAGTCCTTCGACGTACGTGCAGCGCGTGGGGCACAACCTGTCGTTCTTCGGTGAAGTGGACCTCATCGTGACAACAACGATTACGAGCCGAAGGGTGAACAACACGGCTATTCTCATCGGCGGCGTTAAAGGCACCCGTACACGTGGTAAAATTGGTGGCAACGGTTTGTCCATCGGCATGACCAAGGGACCGACGGAGGAAGTGTGATGCCTGTCTCCAACCACCTGCGCCGTCTGCTGATTGAGACGGTGGCGGCGAACATCAACGAGGTGACGCTCGGCTTTGACGGTACGCCTGCGACGAGTGACGACGGTTCAGCAGGCCGACCCGCCATCACGCTCGTACCTGCGGTAACCATTGTTGACGATTCTTCAGTCCTAATCGAAGCAACCGTGCCCTTTGACGAATCGTTCAGCGAATCGCTGCGCGAAGTGTACGTGCAGATGCGCGACACCGACGACTTCCTTCCGGTGGCACGATTCAACATTGCACCCTTCACGAAAAATGGGTCCAATGAAATGAAGATTCAGATTGTTATTGAGGTGGAATGATGACAGGCAACCCACTTTCAGGCCACACGAAGGCCAACTTGACGCTGACCGGCACGGCTACTGCCGTTGACGGGCTGACGGACGGGGACCATATCCTCAGTCCGACCATGACGAACTACCTTGAAGGAATCCACGGCAACGGGATTCTGCTTGAAGAGGACACCGCGTACGGTGATAGCGACCGTGTTGTGCCTGAGAACTTGCCCGGTACGTGCGACCAAGTGACCAACACGTACACGTTCCGCGTCACGGGTGGTACGGCCATTCTCGACGGTGTACTGTACTCGTTCGCAGGCGGTCACTCCGGCAGCATTGACGTGCCTATTACCACGACAAGCGTACACAAGACAGGTTCGCCTACGGCCCTCACAACGGGTCAGGAAGCCCTCGTTGTGGTGTACGTCTCATCAGACGGTGGTACGCCTGACAACGTGTATTGGGAGATGGGTACACCTGTCACCACGGCAAGCAACACCTACCCCACCTCACCGTCTGCATTCCTGAATGCACCCGGCTCGCTGACGAACAAGAACACCTGCGTTCTTGCTACGCTGCGTGTCGTGTACAACGGTGCAGGTGGCGACCTCAAGATGGAGATTGAGGAATGCAACGACAAGCGCGTGTTCGCTCGCCCGTCACCAATTTATTTCACTCCTGTTACAAGTGGTTCGGTGGGTGGTACAAACGCCATCACCGACATTGATACGGTACACTCCGGCGACGAAGCGGGTGATTTGGCGGGTAGCCGAATGGGTGCGTTATGGCAATCATACAACGCTGACGGTGATTCACTCCTATACTATTCAGCCAAGGATAGCGGCGGTACGCGGCATACGCATGTGCTTGGGCCATCGGGCATTAAGTCCCTGACGCCAAGCAGCACTACGACGTTCACGTTCAATGAGAGTAATGTATTCGTCATCACGCCCACGGCTGCGCATCAGTTCAACCCGACCGGCACGTTCCCTGCGGGCCACACGGTCTTCGTGAGCAACCACGCAGCCCACGGTACAAACGCCATCACCTTCGACAACGGTGGGCTTGGCGCGGTGTTGGACGGCAAGGAAGCCGGTGTTTTCGTGTACGACGGCACCAATTGGCAAAGTGTCATCTTCGCAAGCGGTGCGGTGTCGCCTAACGCACACGGCGGCTCAGGCTACGTGCAGTTGTCTGACGGTGTAGGTGGCTTCACAAGCGATGCTGACCTTACGTGGGACGCTGCGGGCGGTGAACTCACCGTTAACGGCAAGTTGACCGTGACGGGGCTGATTGACCCGACAGGGCTTGAACTCACCCCGCAGGGCAGCAACCCTGCTATCCCAATCCCAAGCGTGGTGGATGCTAACACGCTATGGCTCGATAGTAACGAAAGCGACCGATTGAAACAGGGTGCAGCCAACGTCATTCGTGAGACAGATAGCGTCACCGAACTCAGCGACGTGACTGACGCAGGCTCAGGTGCCATCATCACGACTGTTGAACGTGGTTTGATTGCTTCTGCACTTCAGGCTGAATTAAATGACTTGACCGATACGGTGGTTTGGGCCAACGTACCTGACGCCAACATCACACAGTCGTCCGTCACGCAGCATCAGGCTGCGCTGACTGTTGACGATAGCCAAGTAACCGCTGCGGGCAGCGCGACAAACTACACACCTTCAGCAGCCACCGTTGAAGGCCACCTGAGCGGCATTGACACCGCGCTTGGTGCCGTGTCTGTGACTGAGACGGACCCGGTTGTAGGAGCCGTAACGGGCATTGTGAAGGCTGATGGTGGAGGTAACATCAGCGCGGCGACCCCCGGTGTTGACTACGTTCAAACCGAAACCGACCCGGTGTTCACCGCATCTGCCGCAGCCTCCATCACCAACGCAGGCTCAGGCCTCGTCACCACATCAGCCGAGCGCACCAATTGGAACGCTGCCTACGGGTGGGGCGACCATGCGGCGGCAGGCTACTTGACGAGTGTACCCGCAGGTACCGTGACGATGGTGTATGCTGCTACGAACGCTGCCGCTACATCAATCAACAATACTACGCACACGAACATTCCGCTTGGTACTGCTTCGGTTGGTGTTACATCACCGATTGTCGGTTATGCGGCAGGAGCGAGCAACGGTTTCATCGTTGTTGACCCCGGAACGTACATTGTCGAAGTCCGTGTGTCCTTGTCAGGTTGGGCCGCTACTACATCAAACTTCTATCAGTCACGTTGGGTACTGAATAGTGGGTTGCAAAATTGGGATGCAGGTGGGGAAATCGTCGGTGGTAATGGTCGTACACTACGTCAGGTCATTGTGTTGAATCCGGGTGACCAACTTGGTGTGACTACGTACCAAAACTCCGGCTCCGCAAAGAACACAAACACCGCTGAAATGTTGGTGTTCAAGATTGCTTGAGGTGAAATAAATGAAGACAATGCCTGATGCACTTGCTGAGCAATACCCTGATTTTCCATTTCACGAATATGGCGTAGTAGGATGGGATGGCGACTACGTGTACTGTCCTGAAGCATGGCCTGACGATTGGCCTGATGCCGCACCTACGCTTGCTCAGGTACAGGCTTGGATGGCTGCGTAGGCCAATAGTGCCCGCATTCGCGGCATTGGTACAGGTTGATTCGCTCTTGTGTTTCGTCCAAATACTTCGCAGTTAAACGACGTGGGATATGCCAATGCCCACATCGCCTGCACTTTGATTTGAGACGGTCAAGGAGTCTCCCCATCGTACTCACGGTCCCAACAGTCAATGCACCAATCACCGTCAACCAAGTGTTGTTGAAGACATGAGCGGAGACAACCGATGCAGGTAGCCATCACTCATCATCCTCGGCAAAAACAACAGGCTTCAGCAACTCCTGTGTACGGTAGTGATGGTCACGAATAGACAGAAAGAAAAAGTCGAAAATTGCACCACCAATGATTGCGTACCCAAGACGCAGCGTATTCAGCGTAATGTGTTCCATACCCGGATAATTGGTGTAGGTTTCAGCCGAATACTGACTGTTCACAACGACGAGGTAGCCGAAGAAGAGCCACATAATCAGGGCAGGGATTCGGTCATACAAACGCTTCACTTTAGCCATCACTCAACACCACGTCGTGCAATAATATCGTCAATGCGCAGGATGGCGTTGGTGACCTCGGCTGCACTCAGCACGGCCTGTCGCACAAGTGCAGCAGGCTCAACCACGTCATCAAGCATCTTCACGCCGCCGTTCTCCACGTCCGGGCCTGCAAGCACGTTGCCGCTCATCAGTTCGTGGCGCATAGCGAGGATGGTGTCGAGAGGGTCGTGACCCGCGTTCTCAGCGATGGTGGCAGGGATGGACTCCAAGCCATCAGCGAAGGCCTCAATCGCCATCTGAGCGCGTCCACCGATGGTGCTTGCGTGCGTACGCAGGTGCATCGCCATGCGAGCGTATGCGTTACCACCACCCACAACCACCTTGCCGTCGCGCATGACAAGAGACACGACGCCGAGGGCATCATCGAAGCCCCGCTCCACTTCGTCAAGCGTGTGCGTTGTCGCACCGCGCAGAACGAGCGTAGCCTCGTTGCTCTCATGGTCGTTCTCCACGAACAGGTACCACACGTCGTTGTGCCTCTCACGGCGCACGGTGGCCTGTGTAGCCTCGCTCGCGTCAGCAGGCGTCTGATGGATGGTCGCACCCGTAGCGCGGCTCAGCGCACGCATGGTGGACTCAGGAACACGCCGTACGACCATGATGCCTGCCTTCTTCAGCGCAGCGCACACGTGGTCGTTCACGCCGTCACGCACGAACACGACGCCGCCACTTGGTAGGGCATCGGTCACGTTCTTTGACTGTGAAAGCAAAGCGGCGTTGCCGCCGGTTTTGTAGGACTGATACGACGCAGCATCCATCTGCACCTGCACATTGTCCTCGCTCTTCTCATGGTCCATGCCTGTGTTGATGAGCAGAATGGATGAATAGTCCCCTTCATCAGACTCAAGCACGTAGTCCTTGTTCACGATGATACCACCGTACAGGTACGAATCCTCGATAGACCCGCCGGGGAACGACACGACCTTGACGCTCTCAGCGTCACCGCCTGCCTTGGTCACGGCGTCCACACACAGTTGAGACACGGTATCAATGGACGATTCCAACGTCTTGCCCGTGATGGCCGTACGAGCCACGTATGCGAGCATGTCGTTGTTTTCCATCGTCACCTCATCGTCAAGATATTTCACCGCCATTTGAGCGGCTTCGTGGTAGCCACGGCAAATGACGTTGGGGTGCAGCCCCTTCTCAAACAGGGATTCCGAGTTCCCAAGCAGCGCACCCGCAAGTACGACCGTACTCGTCGTACCGTCGTAGCACAGGCTTTCCTGCGTCTTGGCAATCTCAGCAATCATCTTCCCGCCGGGATGCGACACGTCCAACTCACGTAGGATTGTCGCTCCGTCGTTGGTGACAATGACGTTGCCGCCACCATCAACCATCATCTTGTCCATACCCAACGGACCAAGCGTTGACTTGACTGTTTCAGCCACCGTCTTCGCTGCCCTGATGTTGTGTACCTGTGCTTTGCTCTTGTTGCTATCTTCGCTCACCATTCCACCTCCAAGTCAATGACCTCCCCCGTCTTCGTGACGCGGGAGCGAATGTAGCCGTTTGACTTGCCGAACGTGTACAGGTCGTGTGTAAGTTGTGCATCGCTCAGGCAGTACTGCGCGACCTCATCGTACCTACCTGCTCGCCACGCTTCAGGTGCATCGTGGCTGCTCATCAGTTTGGCATCGTCAAGCGTGTGCTTCACCAAGTCACCGAGGGACGACTGTACGCCACCCTCCACGATGAGGCCCGCCTTCTGTACGAGCATCTTGGTGTCAATGATAGCGTCAGTCTTGCCGAGCAAATCACCTGCGGTCCAACAGTCGAGCGCGTCACGCAGGATGGGCAAGTCGAACTTGCGAATGTTGTGCCCAAGCACCACACCGCCGCCTTCGACGTGCTTCGCAAGGTCATCCCCAAGCGTACGTGGGTGCAGGTCTTTTATTTCAGCCTCAACTGAAACGGCCTTGTTGCAGTACACCGTGCCTTGCACGCCGTCCCACGTAGCGACCACGGACGGCTCAAACGAAGCGGTCTTGTCCCACCCGCCAATCTCGTACGAGTAGTTCGCGGTTTCAATGTCGAGTGCAAGTACATCAGTCAT